TTGCTGACGGATAATACCACGTAATTTCATTAAATTGGCTATTAACACCACAAGCCACTTTATAAAAGTAAGACGTATTAATGTTTTGGAATATCACGTCAAAAATTGGGCATGGTATTGGTTGGGGGCCATTTCCCGTCATCATAAAAAATTGTTTTTGGGACATCCAAAATACGGCGCCGTTAAGTTGACCCGTGCAATGCCGTGACACCGCACCACAATTAGACCCAATTTTGTTAAAACTGTAGACGAATGGCGTACCAACATACTGCATAGCCCAAAGGTCTAAGTCAGTCCAAATCAATCCCTGCTGTGGCCCCTGTATACCAGCCACAATCTTTGACCCAGTTGGTATACGGTATGACCCAGCCTGATTGGTTGACGAAGCAATCCAGTTAGTAAAATCGCCAACGTCACACCACCGTATAAGCATTGGGTCTGCTTGTAAGTTAAAAGACGATCCATACGCAATAATTTGCCTTTGCGGCATTGCAACAAATATGCCCGAATTAACAAGTGGACCACTGCCGCCCACAATTTGAGCATTTTGTAGTTGCCCATTAGGATCATAATAATAAATTGCGCCGCCAGCCGGACACGCCATTAAATATGAACCAAAATTATCTAGTGTCCAATCCGTTGCAGTAATTGGTGTTCCGGGCACTGATGGCTGAGTTGTTCCAAGACCGAAGCCACCCACGCCATAACCACCAACGCCAAATCCAGAACCTTGCGGCTGTGGGCCAATTGCAATGTAAAAAGTTGATTGCACGTTTCCGCTATTTATCGCAGTTGGGCCAGCGGATGAAGTTGCCGTATTTGCCGCCGCAAATGTAAATGAATTTGCACTTGGAACGGTGAGTACAGTGTAAAGGCCAGAAAGAGTTATGCCGCCAACAGTCGTGGCAACGCCAACATAAAATGTTGAGCCAACAGAATACCCATGATTGTCAAAATAACATGTAATCGTAGATAATCCACTTGTAGTTTGAAAGGCATAAACGCCAACTAACTTGGCCGTGCCTGTAATACCAGCACCTGTTCCCGTGGCATTAAATATAACGCCAACGGTATTTGCGGATGCCCCGATAGTTGTAAAGCTTGTTCCACCAGTTGTAACAATTTGGTATGTCTTTCCAACTACAAATGATCCACCAGTTGTATTAGTTGAAGTATTGGCAGTGGATGTTGCCGCACTTGCAGCCGTAATAGAGTATGTAGTTCCCGCAGCGGTTGCTAATAAATATGGGCCAGTTAACACTAAACCACCAACGGCCACTGGCGTAACAAATTCCACGTAATCCAAAACCGACGCAGTAATATTTGAGTCAGTTATGGTAACTGTAGTAGACCCAGAAGTTGTTGCAAAAACAGGGGCAGTATTAGTCACGCTTATTTGAGGAGTAATGTTAACTAAATTACTCCCAGTCAAAACGGTAAGGGATGATTCAGCCCCAATACCAAGATGGTTCACAGCATTTAAATCTGCCCAACCTTTAAGGGATCGGACAATTGACCCAATAGCTGAATTGAAATATGCCACCCAACCGCCAAGTTTTTGAGCCAAGCCAAGCCCATCGCGTTGAGGTATAAACCGTATCAATTGCGATAACTGATACGATGCCTCACTCAGTACCGCGGTACTATTAATATCAACGCCGGGTTTAAGTTTAATGGTTCCAAAGGGCATTCTTAACCCCTAGTCGGTGTGGCCGCAGGGGCGGGTGAATAAGATGACCAAGCAGAACCCTCAAACTTTTTCCGGTTTTCTTCCACCAAAGCACTGTTTTTCAGGGCTTGGTACTGACTTTCATAAGTTTGGGCCATTTGAGGGTCATCATTCAAGCGGCCAAAGTTCCGTTGGAAGGCGGAAATGTAAATCATTGACGCCATAATAAACATATCGGGCAAATATGTTGAAATGAATGTGGTAGTATTTGACGCAGATAATGGCGCCGAACGAACCGTTCCAGTAAGAATCGTGCCATAACTTTGATTCGGAATTGGCCCCACAATCATGTATTGGCTAGTATTACCTGTAGTAGCAGTGTCACCACCATAGACAGCAAAATACTGAGGTAAACCTGTAGTAGAACCCGATCCGTAAACATTTTGTATAAATTCTTTTGTTACAGGCAATAATGGTGTTGAAACACCAGATGAAACAACTTCAACCGTTTGCGGAACAATAAATTGAGACGTTGGCAAAGTCAAAGTATTGCTATTTGCCGTAAAATTATAAGCAGTTGTGCTGATCTGGGTTGAAAGAAAATCTAAGTCACGCTGCATACGCAATTCTGCGTAGCTAATCATTTGGGGAATTATGATCGTAAAATTGGTATCGTTGGACGGAATGACGGCCATCGTCGCAATTTGCTGCACGTAACTTGAGTATGTTAAGGCCATAACTTAATCCTACGATGCCATGTCAAAAGCTGCCTTTTCCACTGCGGCAACTCTATTTGACCAACCTTTCCCAAACGTACCATACGTGGGCAAACTTTGCAAAAAAGCTAATCTTTTTTCGCAGACTCCCGTAGCAATTTCACGAGCGTTAGCCGCTTCACAAGCACTAATTGTGGCTTTGCCGACTTGTCCGTCCGCACCCACACCAAGTACCTGCTGAAGGGTTTTCGCCGCACGGCTTACCCCACTATTAACAGCCATATCAAAAGTGGCATAGTCAACGCCAAAAGGAAGTGAGTCACCGCTAATCCTATCCCAATACTGTTTTTTGTATAGTGGAGCCACGTCTTGCGGCCCCAACGCCCTCATAGCCGACTCATCCACTGGATGGCCAACATATTCCTCCCAAACCTTTTTGGTAACTCCCAAATTAGTCATGCCGCCGGGATCAGACTTTAAATTTACAAACCCGCCCTCATGCTTAAGAACCAAGGCAAGACACTGCTCAAAATTGTCCTTCACCACTCACTCCAAAGGCTTTGAGTTATAAATCATGGCGTCTTTCTTTTGGGAACCGGAGGAAGATCCAAAGTAAAACGCTATAATTCCGCCCCACGCCGTCTGTAAAGCACCCAATAAAAGTAGGATTGCCTCATTCCCAGATGTGGGTAAACCATAAATTAGCATGTAAATCATAATAGAAAAAAAGCCGACCGTAACTCCAATAGCCAAGGCGCGGGGTATCCAGTCTTTGGTTTCCTTTTGCATGTCACGGGCAGACGCACGATCACCCGCCGCAATCCGCTCTAAATCAATGTCCAAACTTTTCATCTGAACTTTAAAATCTGCATCAATCTTTTTTAACGCGGCCAACTGATCACCCGTTGGATTAGCAAGGGCGGTCATAATGTCATCCTGAGTGCCATCCTCGTGGCCAAATAAAGCGCCGGACAATGCCTTTACGGCCATGCCAGCCACTGGCCCGCCAAGGGCAGTCGCGATGGTTGGGGCAACTGAACCAATTAATGGTCCAAAATCTTTAAGAATGTCCATTTTACTTCACCGTTACCATGAGAATTACGCCGATTACACCTATACCTATTACCAGAAAACCAACAATTCCGCCAACCATAAGAAGATCTTTACGGTTTTCTTCCTGCTCTTTTAAAGCAGCGGCAGCTTGACGGGCAGCTTCCTTGCGCATCTCTATAATTTCCCGCTGAATAGCATCCCACGCTGGCCGTCCATATTGTCCTATGAACAGGTTCTTTACTTGAAATTGCATGTCTTGCGCCTTAGCCTTAATGGCGTAGCGTTTTACCGCATCAGCCTCGTATTCAGCTTGGCTTTGAAATAGTTTTTTGCGTTGTGGTGTAGATGTAACAGTAACAATTTGGGCAACCTTACTAAAAAGATTGCCCACTTTTTCTGCTGTTTCCATTACGTCTTGGCCAGCCTCAACGGCTGACTTAATAGACGAGTATAGACCTGTTGCGGCAGCTATAAGCGTAAACGGGTCCATATTTAATCCATATTATTCAGCGTCAATGGTTTCTGAAGCAGCTTCCGTTTTGACCATACCAGCAATAGCAGCGTCTTCAATTTGTGGCTTTGCTTGACCATGTAAAAGAGTAATAAGATCAGCAACTTCAGAATAGACGCCAGCACCAAGATGCTTAAGCACAGTGTTAACGTGAGCAACGGTAAGTTTGAAGTCCAATTCAAGATTTTCCATTTAATCCTCTTAGAATGGCGGATTTTGAGTCTGCGCCGTTGTTTGGTTTAATAAGTTAATTTGTGAGGCAATTTGCGCCTCAACGCCGGGCATATTAATACAACCCGACACCCATGAATAGGCCATTTCTTGTGTAATATTGGCATATGGAACAAATTCTGCGGGATTTGGTGAACCTAAATAAGCCGTTCCAGATGTTGAAACCGTATAAGTTCCATTTGTACCCGTGCAAACCCAATTAATAGCCGTAACCACATTGGTCAGGCCATCTAATGACGGATTTACAACAAATTGCGGAAAAGACCACGCAAATTTCATGTTCCGCCTTATGTAAATTGGGTAAGAGTGGCTAAAACCGTATAAGCAGCGGAGCCTGTTTTTACAATTGTGTACGTGTAAACATCAAGGGAACTGGCATTTCCAGAAGTTGGCGCGACACCGCCCTGCCATCTAGGGGTTACGCTAGTTCCGTCAACAGTAAACGCAGATTCATAATATGGCGTAGAACCATTAGTATTAATGAATGCTATTGTAACGGCTTGACCAGTAGTCGTAATAGAATTGAATGTATTTGAACCATTACCACGAACATTAATGGTAAAATTGGCTGACGCATTAGTCGTGTAGTACAACACGGATTGAGTTAGAACATCAAAATTAATGGTTCCAGTGGCCGCAGTAGCCGTAATTGTAACTGGTTCAGCCGCATTTTGAAGAATGGCCGCCAATGTGGATGATGACCCACTAAGGGTGGCAGTAGCGTTAAATGCCGATGTGCCGTTAAATGTAGAAGTGCCACCGACAGTAAGATTGCCAGTTAAACTTAGGGTTGTAATTGAAGTTAAAAGGCCATCGTCAGCCTTTTTTATGTTCGTACCATCAGAATAAACAAGGATACTATAACCTTGAGGGAGTGCCACGGTTGTACCAGCAGCCACATTGCTTCCGTTATTGGAGCCAAATGTAACCGTGTATGCGCCGGATGTGCTATTGGTAACAACCCACATACCAGCAACACTTTGCGGCAACAAAACCGTTTGATTGGCTGCCAAAGCACCCGTAAGGTTAAAGCGCATGGCTTGGGATGTAGACCCCGCCGCCGTAGCACTAGGTGCTGTAATGTTGGTGTAAGTTGGTGTTCCGCCCGTGTTAACAGAAACACTGGTCGTATTGCCAAACATTTGATCAAGAATGGTGGCGTTATAATTAAGCGGCTGATCCCAAGTAGGGGATGTGCTGTTATACGCTGGTTCGTTAAGGGCTAAATTAGTCGTTGTTGACATTTGAATTGCCCTTCTTGCCTAACAATTTTTGGACGGTATCAGTCTCGTAAATCTTAATTCCATACCAAACTATAGGGAAAAAAGCGCCAATTTCCGGTATCCATCCCATAAGTGTACCCAATGCTGCGGACAACGACAGCCAATCCATAAAGTGTTTAACGCTTGTATCAATATGGTCTGTCAGGGTCATCACTAATGATCCTTGTTAGTGAACACGTATAAATCTGTATCTACTTTTACCTTAATTCTATTCATTTTAATAGGGCAATTATTTGGCAGTTCTGGCTGCAAGGAGCCAATAATAACCTTTTTGCTCAAAACGATGTTTTCTATCATTTCCAAGTTTGATTTGTCGTAAAACAAGGATGAAAACATCACATACTCTGTTTTTATGTCCTTAAATGACCCCCAAACCAAGTCAGTTTGAACATTGTTTAACTTACAGTTTTGTTCTGTAAAATATAAGGATGCTATGTCGCGGTCTATAGATGTAACATTTGCCCCAACCTTGGCGGCGGCAATGGATGCAACACCCGACCCGCAGCCAATGTCTGTAATATCTAAACCCTTAAATTGGTCAGGGTTATCCAAAATATAACGCGCCAAAGCAACACCAGACCGCGTTGCGAACCCGTACATACAATTAAATTCATCCGGCACAAATGGGTATTCGCCAAACCTGTTTGACACCCGATAAATGGGAATTTCAGGCAAAAATTCTGGCGGCTCAATCCGCGTTAACTTTTTTACCGAATCAAACATTTTGGGCTTCTTCGGAACGAATTATGGCCGTTGAAGTCTCTTTATCTATGGTCATTACACCGTAGCACACAATATTCCAGTCTACGCCGTCGTTTTCATCCGTAATCGGGGTTTTTATATCAAGATGCTTAAACAGGTACTCTTGGCCGTTCTCAAAAACCCGCCAAGCATGATCTAAGGTTCCGCGACCTTTTTGCCCTCTGGTTTTATTGAACCTAATTAAGTACTTGTTCATACAATGATTGCCTCCGATGCGGGGGCGTATATTGGATACAAATCAAAATGGACCAAAACAAATGGATCATCTGATTCGTTCCGTTCAAAAGAATGCTGCAACCAAGAATTTGAAAAAAGGAACAAGCCTTCTTCCGGCATATGGTGAATAGCCATTGTAGCGGGTGTTAACAAATTCCCGTCTTTCTCAGGGAAAAATGATGAAAATTCTTTAACAGGGCGTGGGTCATAAAACTTAACCCGTGGCGCATTTTTAGGCACTTTTAAAAAGTAAAACCCAGAAATTACCGAATTACCATGTGAGTGCCGATCATGGCTTGATCCTGTCCTATGCTCTTGGACAAACATATCATTAAAGCCAAATTGAAAGTTTGTCGTGTCAAATCCTTGGTTATCAAGAATTGCAGGGGCAGATGCTAAAATAAAATTACAAAAACTTACCGCCTCTTCATCGTCAAAAATGTTCGCAGTTTGACAAATTGGGTAAATTTTATTGTCGCATCCTTCTTCTTTTTTGGCTGCAATGTATTTATCAGCAACCTTTTGTATTGCTGGTAAAAATTCTAATTGCTTGGTCACGAAGATGCGGGTTGGAAATATGTCTACAGGGTCCAACGTGATCATTTTTTTCCTTAGATAAGATTTGTTGATGTGTTTATTTGATTAATTTGCCTCAATATTTCATCTTTTTGTGCGCGTTCTTCGTCAGTCATGGGCCTTGCAACCCAAACATCAGAAACAACATTACCTACCCACTGATAAGTAACTTCTGGAACTTCATATGTCCCCACTTCAATGTTGGGTTCTGGAACACGAATAAACTCAGCCAAGTAATCTGGCAAGTTATTTAAATCAACTTCGGGGAAAGCATCCTTCATATTCCAATCGTAATATGGATGCTGAAAAGGTTGACCATCCTTAATTTGAATATAAAAAGTCATGGTTTTTATCCATTATATACAAGCACAACAGCGCCAGAGCCGCCATTGTTACCACCGACGTTATTTTGTTGCGTCCCAGCAGAAGGTGGAACAGGCGATGTAATGTTGTTGGTTGACCCCCCAGCACCGTAAGGCGAATTAACAGATGCTCCACCAGAAACACCAGTCGCAGTCCCACCCGTGTTGCAATTTAAATTACCTTGATTGCCCGTATTGCCATTTGTGCCGCTTGTGCCAACAAATCCACCACCAGCGCCGCCGCACCCATGATTTCCGGGTCCACCACCACCCCTATAACCGCCAGTGCCACCATTTCCTGCTACAGCAGACGCACTACAGAAATAACTTTGACCGCCATTCCCACCAAGCATGGCACTGCATGATGCGCCTGATCCAAGTGCGCCGACCACAACGGTATAATTTGAACCCGGAGAAACAACGATACTTTTGACACCTTTTCCGCCTGAACCGCCGCCGCCGCCAGACTTTGCTGACCCACTACTACAGCCGCACATAGATGTGAACCCAAATCCAAAACCACTACCACCACCACCGCCGCCACCAGTGGCAGTAACACCAACACTAAACACGTTTGCGGGAGCCGTAAAAATAAACGTCCCTGCGGTTGTGTAAGACGCCGTTCCTTGGGCCAAAACACGCCCCGCAAAACCAAAACCACGGGCAGATGCAGCGCCTCTTGTAATGATGGTAGGCATTATGTCACCCTTACTTGAATTGTGTTTGCGATGCTAAAACCGTGTAGGTAGCACTGGCAGTTTTTGTGATTGTGTATGTATATACGTCAACACTGCTTGCGTTACCCGATGAAAACGCCGTTCCGCCTTGATATTTAGGTGTTACCGACGTTCCGTCAATTTGAAATGCTGAAGCATAATATGCTGTTGCACCGTTGGTATTCAAGAACGCAATAGTAATTGTTTGGTTGGTTGCCATTAAAGTATTTAATGACGTTCCGCTGCTGCCACGGACGTTGATCGTAAAGTTGGCAGATGCGTTAGTTGTGTAATACAGCACCGATTGCGTAGTTACGTCAAAGTTAATTGTGCCAGTTGCAGCAGTTGCAGAAACGGTTGTTGTTTCCGCAATATTAGTCGTAACCATTGCTTCAACGGATGATGAACCGTTAAATGTCTGTGTGGCAGTAAATGTAGTTGCTGTTCCCGGAGCAACAAAGTCCGTGCCTGCTGTGGCTGCTGTAATTGCTGTCGTACCCGTGCCTTTAAGCACACCAGTAAGAGTGGATGCCCCCGTTCCACCGTTAGTAACTGTCAAAGTACCACTTACGTTGGTGTTGGCTGTTCCAAGGGCAATAGTTCCAAATGCTGGCGCACTTGATCCTGCCGAAATTAACGGTTGTCCAGAAGTTCCAGCCGCAGTGTATGCGTGGGCTGTTCCCGTGCCGTACCCTACCCCACCAGCAGTCGCGGCTGCTGTGCTATTTGTTCCGCCCGATGCAATTGGGAGCGTCCCGGTTGTTAATACTGATGTAGATGTCGCATAAACCGCTCCGCCCGATGTAAACGATGTAAGACCTGTGCCTCCATATGACGTGCCAAGCGCATTAGTGAGGTTGAGTGTTCCAATTGTAACCGTGCCGCCTGATGCAATAGATAATGCTGTGGTAGCACCGTTATTGCCCACCTTCATAAGAATACTGTCAGTAGCACCTACGCCAGATGTTGACTGAAGTGTAAGCGTTGAACCAGTCCCTGTCCCGCCAAGGTGAAGCGGAGAAGTTACGCTTGTTGTTCCAGAAAGTGTCGTAAACGTACCCGCAGCCGCAACCGTTCCACCAATTGCTGGGGGAGATGCAAGGTAAGTGCTAAATCCCGCACCAGACACCGTGCTTGATGCAGACAACGTGGTAAATGCGCCCGTAGATGCCGTTGTTGCGCCAACAGTTGTGCCATTAATTGACCCGCCCGTAATAGCGGAACTGGATGAACCAAAATTATTTGCGGTAACTAACCCGGCGGTTGAGATAGTCATTGCGGTTGTAGCGCCGTTGCTACCGACCTTAAACAAAATACTGTCAGTCGTTCCTGTGCCGCTTGTAGATTGAAGCGTTAACGAAGACGATGCCGTTGTGCCGCCAATAACAAGCGGAACCGTCATGGAAGTTGAACCAACAGACGTTGTGTAATTTAACGTAGACACCGTTGGCGTAGATGACCAAGCAGGTGCAGTGCCTGTACCGCCCGACACAAGAACCGAACCTGTAGCAACATCCGACAAGCGGGAAAGAGCCGTGGTTGACGACGCATAGAGCAAATCACCGATTGTATAAGATGCCTGTCCTGTACCGCCGTTTGTGGCCGGAAGCGTACCAGTAACCGCCGTTGTAAGGGAGACTTGACCCCACGAAGGAGCCACGCCCACGCCGCCAGACAACAGCACGTTACCCGTTGCTACATCCGCAAGGCGGGATAAAGCCGTTGTGCTAGAAGCATAAAGAAGATCACCGACCACATAGGATGACTGACCAGTACCACCGTTAGTGGCGGGGAGCGTACCTGTAACACCCGAAGTCAAGGAAACTTGCGACCATGTTGGTGCAGCAGATGCGCCGCCAGAGGTTAGGACATAACCGGACGTGCCATATGTTCCTGCGCCAATACCAAACTGACCAGCAGGGCCAAAACGAAATGCTTCCGTTGGTGAGTTTCCGCCTGTAGCAGAAGTGAATACTGAAGCATAAGTACCTTGCGCTGTATCCGTAAAGTTTTCAGCAGCAGAAACAGAGAAATAACCAGTAGATGCTGTACCAAATCCGGTTGCGCCATACCCACGGCCAGTAAATTGCGATAAGAAATCACCAGATTGTGATGCAGTTGGTGACGCCGCTGTTCCACGGGCTTGGCGACCTGTGTAAACAGGATAGTTGCCTGTACCGTAAGCGTCTTGCGTAATGCGGGTATTAGCGGCATTTGCACCAACAATGTACAAATCCGTCCCCGCAGGAAGCGTAGCCGTTGGCGTAGTTGTCTGCGTATTAGAAAGAATTGTTAACTGCGTTTGTGGCGTAGCAGTATTAATGCCTAAACGGTTGTTTGTGTTGTCCCAGAAATACTTGCTATTGTTCTGCGTATATACACCAGACGCACCCGCAAAGATGGCCGACCCAGCAGTAAACGTTGTAGCCGTACCTGTACCGCCGTTGCCAACAGGAAGCGTACCCGTCACACCCGCCGTCAATGACAATTGACCAAACGCAGGAGCCGTTGAAGCGCCAGTGGAGAGCAACGGGTAGCCCGTGGTAGATGGCGATATCTGGCTCACAGATGACGTGCTTGCGGCATACAACAAACCATACGCAGTTAATGTGGTCAGACCAGTACCGCCGTTTACTACCCCAACCGTGCCAAGGCCAATGGCATTACCCGTTTTGGTAATTGGAGCGGTAACGGTTATATTGCCGGAAGATGACGTTTGAACCCACACAAGGGCCGTTGAACCAACCGTAATTGTGCCAGTCGTGTTCATGACCCATGAGGTGGAACCCCATGTCGTACCACCACTAACGAACGTAGAAGCGCCTGTCTCAATATAATTAGGGCCAGTTCCAACCGTGTTAAAGTCAGTTGCGCGGGTAAGCACCCAGTTGGTTGAGCCGGAGCCAAGCGTTGTAACCGTATAAATACCGTTCTGTGCGCCCGTAGTTTGGTCTTTCACAAGGATGCGGTCACTTAATGATGCAGTATAACCGTCAACAGCAAAAGCCGCCTGTGCGCCACTATTGGTAAGCGTAGCACCAACACCCGCCGTTCCGTTGTTATAGGTAGCAGTCAGATTGGCAGTAGTAGCCGCCGCAGAAGCCGTATGGAAAGTTGTATTGCTGACCGTAGCAACTTGGTTATCAACATATTGCTTGGTGGACAATTGTAACGATGCGGTTGGGTCTTGCGTAACTGTAACTGTTGTCAAACCTGACAACGTGGATGTTGAAGCGCCCAAATCAATTGATGTTGACCCAATCGTAATAGATGAGTTGGTCAATCCAGCATTTGGAATTGTAGCTACAGCCGTAAATGCACTTGTGCCATTGCCTACAAGATAACCTGTCAACGTAGTCGCGCCCGTGCCGCCCGACGAAACAGGCAAAGTGCCACTTACGTGTGTAGTAAGGCCAATCTTGCCATAAGACGGAGCAACACCAACGCCCCCAGAAATAAGAGCATTGCCAGTAGCAACGTCGTTAAGACGGGCCAAGGTGGTAGATGACGAAGCATAAAGAATGTCACCCGTTGTATATGACCCGTAACCCGTGCCGCCCTGCGTTTCAGACAATGGCGTAGTTAAACCGGAAAGTGACGTAATATCACTATTTGCACCGGATTGAGCCGCAGAAAGATTAGTCCGCGCACCGGACGCAGTTGTAGCGCCCGTTCCACCATAAGCAACGCCAATAGCAGTCCCATTCCAAGTGCCGGATGCAACTGTAGCAAGGTTGGTGCTGCCTGTTGCCGTCAAGGCAGTAAAAGTTGCCGCCGCAGGAGTCGCGTTACCAATTGTGGTGCCGTTTATGGTGCCGCCCGTGATAGCAACAGCATTGGCATTTTGCGTAGCCATTGTGCCAAGGCCACTTACCTGCCCTGATGGAACAGAAATATTGACATTAGATGCAGTAGTAAGCTGGCCCTGTGAATTGACCGTAATAACAGGAACTGTAGATGCAGAGCCATAAGTTCCAGCCGTAACACCAGTTGCAGCAATAGAAATTGTTCCAGTGGTTGTAATTGGACCACCTGATAGACCAGAACCTGTTGCAACAGATGTAACCGTGCCAACGCCAAATGCGGCAATAAATTGCGCCGCAGTCATGTCTATTGGTTGGGCGGAGCCAGAAGTATTATTGCCTTTAACTGTATAGCCCGGCATTTGGGCAAGATACGTATTGGTCACGCCGTTATTATTTAAACCAATTGTACCCGTAGTTGTAATTGTCCCGCCAGAAAGTGGGTTCTGTGCTGTGATGGACGTTACCGTTCCACCGTTTGCATTAAGATTTGCAATCTGTTGCGCCGTTGCACGGTAAGACGTTCCGCTTTGAACAACTTGAAGTTCAGACGACCCGCTAAGGTTTGTGACTGATGGCAAATTGGTAATAGTTACATTGCTCATGCCAGCGGCCCTGTTTGAGGTATCTGCGGATAATTGTACGGCACACCAACTATAGCAGTTTTAACCAGTGTTGTAGACCCCAATATATTACCAGAAGCTACGTTTTGGGCAACTGTATAGGTAAATTGCGTTGCTGTGTTTACGGTCACGCTGTAGAAGCCGTCAGTGGCCGCGCCATTAAGTGTGCCTTGAACAGAAATTTGGTCATTAGTCGCCAACCCCGTTGAAGAGGAGCAGGTAACTGTAATTATTGTAGTTCCATTAGCAATCATGGAAACTACTGGCAGTGTAACGCCATACGTTACCGTATTCTGTAATGGCATAATAGCCGCCTGTGTTAATCCAACAGGTGGCCCAATCGGCTGAGTTGTTACATTGTTACCATTTTCATCCACCAAAAATGTTGGATTGTATACAGGCAATCCAGTAGTCGCGTTGGTTGTCGCGTTAAGGGACGTAGTAATGTAATCCGTTTGGTCAGTCGCGTAAGGTTCAACGCGGGGATTAATAATTGGCATTGGATCAGCGGGAAGGACAATAGCGCGTAGCTGATTTTGCGGGATGTCATTGCAGGGATTACACACAAGGATGCGCTTGTTAATTAAAGACGCGCCGCCCCAATCAAACTGCCAAGCTAAATCAACGTGGTTGTACCACATGCCACAACGATCACAAACGGCTAATGCTTGTGGGTTTTTTGACGATACTCTGGCGCGGCCAACTTGTGAGGCATAACCCATTTAAGCCCCCTTAATTGCGCCAATACCCAGAAACTTGAGGGCTGACATACATATTCACAAACTCTGTGTCCTGTTGCGCGGCAATCGCATACGACTCATCCGCTTCAGGCTTAAGCATCTGGACTAATGCGGGATTCCAAATACGAGCCAACCGATAAGCCAATCCATTAGCAAAAGCCTCAAGCCAACGGTAAGGAATATCAACCGTCTGCCCACCCGTGTAGTTGCTGTCTTGCACTTGCGTTACGGCATAATATGATAATGTGGATGGGCCATTAGACGTATTAGGTACGGGCCAAATTGTAACAGTTGGGCTAATAAGTCGGTCAAACCAATAGATTGTAGGAAATCCCTGCTGCGTCTTATTCGGGTAAGATGCATATTCTGTGCGGCTGACTGGCAAAATAATTCGGTCTACGTTCTGCCCACTATTATTAGTTGTGACATACGCATCCAAAACCATGACCACATTTGGATCAACACTATACGTGGAAGTACCCGTAACGAGATTAACCGTCACAAGTTCCACCTTCCAAAGATTAACGCCTTGGTTGGCCCAACGCGACAACATCAAGTTGGTCGCCATACGAGCCGATTCCATATGCTCTTGAACAATGGCCGTGTTTCTAACCCCAGCCAAATTAAAGGCGTACAGTGTTATTTCGCCTAAGCTTGGGTTGAAGGCATACGTGCCGCTTGTGGTCATACCAACCTTGCCTTAAATTAGTAAGAAACCATACCAGATTGGTTAAATGTCGCCTGAACTGAAGCGGTTGTGCTTGAACCCGCGTTGCTAATGTAAACGCGCATCATCTGTGGAATACCTGATTGGTTGGCATTCTGCGAACTTGTCGCATTAACCAGTGCCGCTGTTCCAGAGTTAATCCAACGAACATTTGCGTAGGTATCGGTCCCAAGGCCAATTTGAGCATTGTTTGGATTATCGCCCGAAAGCTGAATAGTATAAGTAATAGCAGACGAACCGCCTGTGTCGGTCTGAACATATATGCTATTATCAGCGTAAAGGTCTATAAACACTGGTCGGCTAGAAGCAATACCATTTGTGCCAATGCTTACGTTCCCCGCCGATGCGCCAGAAGATACAACCGAAGTAACCGTCTTGAAATCATAAGTTGTGTATGTCGTCGTGGCATTTGCCCCCGTCAACACTTCACTTACTGGCGTACCATTCCAATCAGTTCCATTGATGGTAAAGGTAATGCCGCTATCGTTACCCGCCGATGTAAACAATACACGGCGAGGCTTATCTAACGTAGCAACGCCGCCGGAAACCAATGAACCGTTTAAAGTAACCGTACCAGCCGCCCCAATAGAGGATGCTGTTCTGATATTTGTCGCGCTTGGTGCAGCATATGGGCCGCAAACAATATTTACAGAACGCATTTCATTTACCCTTCTTCCGCGCCGCCGCAGCGTTGTCTACCAAATTTGGGTATGGCCGACCAGCCGCCCTTGCTCTAGCTTTAGCACTTTGTTCCTGTTTATGCGACAAGTGTTTTGTGTGGTGATCTTTGGGTAACTTAGTTTCCCAAAATGGCTTATCAGACATTAGCAACCCCACTTACGGAGTGATTTATTAATGCGGCTATCTGGGTCAGCAGCTTTAGCTGAACCAGTCATTTTCCGCTTCATGCCAGTCATCCGGCTACAAAAATTGTCGTGACGGGGATTCTCTTTATCCTTCGTCGGCGCCTTAAGATTATGACCCTCCGCACGAGCAGAGGCGCGGCCCTTGGCGTTTAACCCGCCAGATGGTGATTTGCCTTCAGAACGTGTCCATGCTGCGGTCATACTACACCCATGAGAAAAGTGAGGGGGTTTTTACGCCCCCTCGCTCTTATTAATCGTTTTCAGGCTCGTAGGACTTGTGGCCCTTTGGCTCTGCACCAGCGTGTGCCGTAGACAATGGATGCATATTTGCACCTACCTGACCACCAGCTTTACGCGCTTTACGATCTGCACGTTGCTTGGAGTGTTCTCCATGCATTTCATGCTCTGGGTGATTAACATGACCACCGCGCTTACGTTTTGCGCGATGCTCTGCCTTTGGATGCTCATGGTGATGCTCTTTGTTCATCATATTGAGATGAGCAATTTTGCCACCACTCTTGCGCTTCGTGCGGCCACCGTGCTTACGCTCTTGGGCTTCATGCTCCGTGTGGGAACCTTGACCTGCGTAAACTTCAGTCACCGGACTATCGGGGTACTTTTCCCCATATGTGCCGTCCTGTTCAGACTTAGATACTTTCTTCATAACTCGCCTCTTAAGCTTGTGTAACGCCAAACAATCCCGTGATGGAATTCATGTTTGCTGGTAGGATAAACTGACGAATAGCAAGACGCTTGGAAGCATCTGACGCCGACTGTAATGCGTATGTCCCACGAACGTCACCCGTGGTTGTCGTAGCAGGAGATGTAGTAACTGCTGCAACATATCCCGTATTTGCCGTGATCGCAGCAGCGTTGTAGTTAATTGCTACATCACTGAAGAAATCAGAACGAA